GTCGGGCGCGCTGTAGGTGAGGACTGATGAGACAGGAGCCGCAGATGACGGCAACCAACGCTCTTCGTGAGGCCGGCGAGCGCCGTGCCGCCGCGGCCAATGAAGGCGCAACGCCCGCCGGTGCGGAGTTTCGCAGCCAGACCGCGCCGAACGGCGTCACCGCCCGGCGTGCCACCTTCCCCGCGCAGATGCGCGTATCGACGGTGCAACGCGACGGCAAGACCTTCCACGAGGTGACCGGTACGGCGTCGGCCTACGAGCAGCCCTACGACATGTGGGACTGGGCCGGGCCGTACAAGGAGGTCGTCTCCGCCGGTGCCGGGTCGAAGAGCCTCGCCACCAAGCCGGACGTGCACTACTTGGTCAACCACACCGGGCTCAGCCTCGCCCGTACGCGGGCGAACTCGCTGCAGCTGTGGGAGGACGACCGCGGCCTCGGCTACAAGGCGCTGCTCAACCCGCAACGCGACGAGGTTCGCAACCTTGTCCTCGCCATGCAGGACGGGCTGATCACGGAGAACAGCTTCGCCTTCATGATCGACCGTGGGGACTGGTCGGACGACTTCACCGAGTTCCGCATCCAGCAGTACGACATCGACCGCGGCGACGTGAGCGCGGTGAACTACGGTGCGAACCCGTTCACCGACCCGGCCGGACGGTCGCAGGAGATCTTCGCCGCGCTGGAGAAGATGCCCGCCGGCGCGGCACGGGAGGCGCTGACCCGGCTGAGCCGGCGCCCGGATCTGAGCCTGCGCGCATTGTCCACCGAGGATGCGGCGTGCGTGGCGCAGGCGCTGGGCTGGTTCACCGCTATCGACAACATCGTCGACGAGGCGCAGGAAGCCCTCGCCGCATACCTCGGCATCCCCAACCCGGACGCCGACGACATGGACGACATGCCCGACCAGGGCAGCTACACCCCGCGCGGCAAAACCGCCCCGACGCTCGAGATCGAGCTGACCGGGCGTAGCACCAGCGAGACCGACGCGTGGCTCGCCAGCGTCCTCGCCAAGCAGCACTGATCCCAACTCCGGTCGCGGCGGATGCCCGCGAGGTAACGCAGACGTACCGCAGATGACGGCCGTCGGCGCATGGGAGACCACCAATCCCACGCACCGAGAGGCAACTTCACCGTGACCACCTTCGACGAGCTGATCTACGCCGCCGAGGTTCAGGAAGACAACGCGATCAAGCGCCAGAACCGGGCGCTCGCGGAGGTCAAGCTGATCCACGGCCGCGCCACCAAGGAGAACCGTTCCCGGCTCACCGAGCACGAGGACGCCGACGTCTCCGCTGCCATGGCCTCGCACTCGGCGGCCACCGAGGACCTCGAGAGCATCCGCAAGAACCTCGCCGAACTCAAGGACGGCAAGGTGCGCGAGGAGCGCCAGACTGAGGCCCTCAAGGAAGTACGGCCCAGCGACCAGCGCGATGCCGCGAAGCGTCCCGCCTACGACCGCGTTGCCCGGGTCGGCACCGAGGAGCGCACCTACCACAAGGGCAGCGACCGCGACGGTTCGGTGTTCCTCACCGACGTCATCCGCAAGATGTCGGGCGACATCGAGTCCGAGCAGCGGATCCTGCGCCACATGCAGGAGGAGCGGATCGAGCGCGGCCAGTACATCAAGCGCGCGGCCGGTACCGGTGCCTTCGCCGGCCTGACCGTCCCGCAGTACCTGACCGACATGTACGCCCCGGCCGTGGCTGCGCTGCGACCGTTCGCGAACGTCTGTACCCACCACGATCTTCCGCCGGACGGCATGACGATCAACATCAGCCGCATCACGACCGCCACCTCGGCGGCGCTGCAGGCGTCAGAGAATAGTGCCGTTTCTGAGACCAACATCGACGATACTCTATTGACAGAGAATGTTCAGACGATTGCTGGACAGCAAACTCTGTCAAGGCAGGCCCTGGACCGTGGCACCGGCGTGGACGCCGTGGTGATGGACGACCTGTTCCGCCGCTACGCCACCACGCTGGACAACACGCTGATCCTTCAGGCCACCACCGGTCTGAAGGCTGTGGCGACGACGCAGACCTACACGGACGCGGCGCCGACCACACCGAAGATCTACGGTCAGATCGTTCAGGCCATGTCCACCGTGGAGACGAACCTCCTCGCTTGGGCGCAGCCGGACGTTGTGGTCATGCACCCGAGGCGCTGGTACGGCATGCTCTCCGCCGTCGGCCCGAACTGGCCCATGATCTTCACCCCGGGCTCGGGCCCGGTGCAGGCGACCGGCGTCAACCAGTCGATCGCCTACGCGGCCGGCATCCGCGGCACCCTCGCCTGTGGCCTGTCCGTCGTGGTCGACGCCAACCTCGAGACAAACCTCGGCGTCGGCACCAACCAGGACCAGATTTACGTCACCGCCACCCGGGAAGCGCATTTGTGGGAATCACCCGATGCGCCCGTATTTATTCGCGCTGAGCAGCCTGCGGCTGCTTCCCTCGGTGTCCTTCTTGTCCTTTATGGGTACTTTGCGTACACATTTAGGCGCTTCACTGGATCAGCGATCAAGATCGACGGTACGGGCCTCACGACCCCACTGTTCGCTGGTACCTGATCCTTCCTCTACGCAAGGTGGCCCCGGCAGCGTCCAAGCGCTCCGGGGCCAGGCCAACCCCGACGTCATCGGAGTCGACGTGGAACAGCGTACCGAGAAGCCCTGCACCAAATGCGAACGGACTCTCGCAATCTCGGAGTTCTACTGGGATTCGCGAGGGTGGTTCTACTCCCAATGCAAGAGGTGCACCCGAGCGGAGCAAAGCGAGGCTCATCGCCGTCGGTATGTTCCGAAGGCGGGAGCCACGGACGATCTGCGCCTGTGTGCTCATTGCGGCGAGAGCTACCGACCAAGCCATCGAATAGTCAGCTTCTATTGCTCGCGCGATTGCAAGGCCAAAGATAGGCCAGCCCGCGCTGTACGCGCGGGCAAGGTCGCACCCAAAGCCAGGGGCCGGATTTGCCCACATTGCGCTGGGCCTGTATCTGACAACAAACCGGCGACGGCGAAGTTCTGCTCCAAACGTTGCCAACGAGCTGCCCACTGCCTCCAATCGAGGCTCAGGGCCCGCACCGGCGAGCCGACGAAACCCGGCTACCTGCGCGGTTATATCGCCGAACGGGACCGCTGGCGGTGCGGTATTTGCCGCAAGCGGGTGGACCCAAAGCGCCAATTCCCCGACCCGTTCCAGGGCACCCTCGACCATGTCATCCCCGTGACCGAGGGCGGCGACAATGACCCGGCGAATCTTCGCCTTGTCCACATGAGATGCAACCAGAGCCGGGGCAACCGTGGCGGCGGCGAACAGCTCGCCCTTCTGGGCTAGTCGGGAGCCGCCGTGGCCACGATGGTCCAGACCGCACCGTTTCCCGACGCACTGGCCCGCGTCGTCGCCGGGCTGAAGTACTGGCCCGGCTGGTCGTTCCGGCTCGAGGACATCGAACGGTCCGTCGGCCACCGCGGTCTGCACCTCATCGTCACGGTGCAAACGGTCGACGCCTACCACCACGAGCAGGCCTACACCGTCACCCACAACCTGCCGGTCCCGATCGAGTCGAACGACGAAGCCTCGTGGGCGCGGTGGGTGTTCGACCGCATCGGTGACGTCGAGCTGCACGAACGGATGGAAGCCTTCCAGGTCCACGGTGTGCGGCCGTTCGCGCCCGGCCACGGCGGCGGGCACAACCCCTACCATGCGCTGCTGCCCTAGGAAACAGAGGTTCACATGGCCGTCCTCGTCAATACCGGGTTCGGCGCGGTCACGAACATGTGCACGGCCCTGGGCGGCAACGTCGAGGCCACTAACCGGGTCGAGCGTCGCGCCGATCGGATGGGCTTCGCCTCGCTGCTGCGAGTCACGACGGCCATCGGCGCCACCCCCACGTGCACGTTCCTCGTCGAGGGCTCACCCGACGGCGTGTCCTGGTTCGCGCAACCACTGCAAGACCTGCCCACGACCGGCGGTCCGCCCGGAACCCTCACGTCCGCGACCTTCGTCATCACCACGGCGGCCACGTTCTGGAAGCTGCTTCCGGTCGACCTGCCCTGGATCTTCCTGCGCGTCACGTTCAGCGCCAACACCAACGTCACATCCACCATCGACCTGTTCGCGTTCTGAGGCGCAGATGACTACCACACAGATCAAGCAGGCCGGCGCGGCAAGCCACGTCTTCGGCTCGACCGTGTCCGTCGTGACCGGTACGCCGGCGCTGACCGACTCGGCGGCGGGCTTCGACCGGATCCTCGACGTCGGCCGCACGGTGACCACCACCAACACCTCCGGCCGAAAGGTTCTGTCCGTCACCAACGCAGGCGCGGCGGTGATGGACGGCAACGCGACCGGCTCGAGCGGGCCGCAGACGCTGACGCTGGCCGCTGCGCTGGTGAACGTGAGCAAGAAGACCGGCGGCTACACGGACAAGACGACTAGCTATGTGGCCAGCCTGCCGGCCGGTTTCATCGCCCAGGCGCAGCGCGCCCTCAACGAATGGACCAACTGCGGAGGCACGGGCACGACGGCCACCCGATGCCAGAAGGTCCTGGCCGCGATCGGCCTGGTCGTCCAGGAGACGTGAGAGGAACACCGATGCCCAAGCAAGACCCGCACGTCGAGCAGGCCCTGGCCGAAATCGAGAACGCTGAGCGGCTCGGCGGCGACCACAACCTCATGGCCGCGAAGAAGCGTCTTGCCGCGGCTGGAGAGAAGCGGGCCGCCGCCGTCGAAGAGTCCGAAGAGGACGAGGCCGACGAGGCCGACGAGGCCGACGACAAGTCCACCGCCCGCAGCGCCGCGCCGCGCGGTCGCAGCGCCCGCCCGACCACCACCGCATAGCCCTGCCCACCGAAGAGAACCGGTCAAGGAGTTAACCCAATGGCCCGCTACAGCACCACAGGCCTGTCCCAGGCCGCGCAACTCTCCGGCGTCAACGCCACCACGACCGTCAACGGCTACATGGGCTACTGGGGCGGTTCGGCCACGTCCGGGTTCCGCGTCCGTCGGTGCAACTTCGGCGTCATCGCGGGCGGCTCGGTGCCGACTTCGCAGCAGATCTCGGTGGGCATCTACCGCCAGACCGTGGCACCGTCCGGCACCGGCCTCGCCGCGGCCGTGCTCGGCCAGCCGCTGGAGACGTGGACCCCGCAGACCGACCCGACCGTGGGCCTGATCATGACCACGGCCACGACGATCGGCACCACCGGCCCGACCCTCGCGGCGAACCCCCTGTACGTGATCGCGTTCAACACGCAGTCCAACCAGGAGGAGCAGTGGGAGTTCACCGATGAGCTCGTGTGTGCGATCGGCACCGCCAACGGGATCGCGTTCGTGAACATCGGCAACACGCTGCCCGGCTCGCACTCGATCCGACTCAACATCGAGATCGAAGTTTAGCGGTGGATCTCTACCTCACCGAGCCCGTCGGCCCGTTCCCGACCGCCATCGGTGCGGCGTTCAACACGTTCACCACGAAGAAGAGCGTGGACGCGCTGCCGGTTTCGGTGATTCCGGCCGGGAAGCTGCGCCTCGGTACGCAGATCTCCATTCGTGCCCAGGGCGAGTTCACCGATACGGCCACGGTCAACCTGACGATGGGGTTCTGGTTCGGTACCCGGGCGCTGGCCATCACCGGGGACATCGCTCTGTCGTCGGTGATCTCTCTCGCGTCGTCCGCTGTGGCGTGGCCGTGGCGGATGGACTGGGAGGGCATTGTCACCGCAGTGGGTACCGCGGGCACCCTTCAGGGTCAGGTCACCCTGCGGCTGGGCTCGTCGCTGACCGCCTACAGCGCAGACGTGCCCATCCCGATCACGGCAGCTCTGCGCACGGTGTCCTCCTTCGACACCACGATCGAGCGTGCTATCGGCGTATCCGCGACGTGGGGCACCTCTTTGGCGGGTAACTCGATCACGGTCTACACCTGTCAGCTATCGATCAATAACTGAATGAAGAGCATGAGTATCGGTTACCCCATTACGAAGGTCGACCTGGACAATCGAATGGGCGGCATGGTTGTGAACCTCCGCAACGCTTTCAACGACGTTGTCCTGTTCAAAACACTGCTCGACGACGCGACGATGCTGCCGGACGCCACCCTCACCGCGCTCGGCTACACCGGGTCCGTGTCCAGCGGGGAGATCCAGCAGATCCGCAACGCGTTCACCTCGATGTCCTTGCTGAACACCGTCTCCCGCGCCGGGTCGACCGTCGGGTCGCTGGTGGATTTCTGGTTCGACGCCAAGCACCTCGCGGGTCTGAACTTCCACTGATCGCTGGGGGTTGAGCCGTGGCGCTGGCCATTGACGCGTCAACCCCGGCAGTCGCAACCAGCAGTGTCGCGGCGTGCGCAAGCCCGTCATTCACCCCGCCCGACGGCGCACTGCTGCTGATCCGGTGGTCAGGCAACTCGGCCGGCGGTGGCAGCCCGTCGCAGCCGACGATCACCGACAATCTCGGCAGTCACCTCACCTACACCCCGGTTGACTGGCAGTCCCACGCGGACACGCCGAACGTAAACGGCCAGTCGGCCACGTGGTGGGCCATCGTCGGCACCTCCGCCGCGATGACCGTCACCGTCACCAACCAGGACGCCGGGTTCCCGCACGGGGCTATCCACGTCACGGTTCTCACCGGGCACGACCCGGTGGCCCCGATCGGTGTGCACGGCAAAGCCGGGTCCTCGGCGGCGTCGTCGATCTCTCAGTCCTACATCGGACAGGTGTCCGGCGGCTGGGGCTTCATCGGCGTCTGCGACTGGGACACGAACGGCAACATGACCGCCGGCAGCGGTTGCACCTTGACTGACGGCGGCACCGGTTCGGTTCCCAGTCAGTTCAGCTACGGGTTCATACGGCGAAGCTCGGCTGACGACACCAACGGCGGGTCGAACGCTCTTAATGTCGGGATCGCGGCCACCTCCCATAATCTGAACTGGACCTACGCCGAGGTACTGCCCTACGTTCCACCGCCCCTCGATCCACTACCGCGCTTCTTGGCCACTCCGCCGCCGTGGTTGCTGTTCGAGCTAGCCGGCAACAACCAGCGGATCTGGTCCGCCGGGGAGCGCATCGACGGAGCCGGCCCCGCACTGCAATACGCCTACGTGATGCCCTGGAATACGACCAGCGCCACGAAGACCGTCCGCGTGATGACCATGCCCGGCGATGTGCTGGTCGTTGTTGCCGGCACCGAGGACAGCACATTCACCCTGACCACGCCCACCGGCGGCGGGTTGAGCTACGGCCTCTTGCAGTCGGTGGTCACCGCCAGCTTCGCCACCGCATACGCCTGGTCGGCTGTCGACGCCGTGGGCCAGGTATTCGACCTTTCGCTGACTGCATCCAGCGGCAGCGCCTTCTGGGGCGCGGTTGTTTACCGGTTTTCCAACTCCGCAGGTGTCGGGGCGACCGCCAAAGCGAACGTTGCCGGGGCCGCCCCATCGCTGGGCCTGACCACGAACCAGCCCAACAGTGCCGTTGTCGCGGTCAATAACGACTGGAGTGCGTCAGACGGCGCCCAGCGGATATGGCGCACGGTCAACGCCATCACGCCGTCAGCGTCGAACGCGCTCGAGAAGGTCTACGTACAGAACGAGATTCACTTCACGGCGTATAGCGCGTTCTGGCCGGCCGCCGGTGCCGCCGGCGCCAAAACACTCGGGCTGACTACGCCGAGCCAGACGTACTCGATCATCGGTGTCGAGGTTCTCGGTCCGAGCGCCGCCACCACTACCTGGTTCGCGACTCAGCAACGGCCGGCGCAGCGGATCCAGCCGCGCCTTCGCCGCCGGTCGAACTCATGGGTCCCGCCGCCTCAGGATGCACCGCAGAATGTCGCCGAACCACGACGCCGCGCGTTGCCGAGGCTGCGGATACCGCGGTCCACCTTCATCCCGCCCGGGCAGCAGCCGCCGCCGGCGGTCTCGCAACATCCCCGTCGCCAGCAGGTTCCCCGGCTTCGCCTGGCGCGCAACCCGTTCATCCCGCCACCGCAAGAGTCACCGCCAGCGGTCCGTGGTGGCCGGCGTCCGCTTGTGCCGCGCCTGCGCACGCCCCGGTCCAGCCTCGTCCCGCCGCCGCAGGCCGCGCCGACCCCGCCGCTGTGGACCCCGTCGGTAACCCGAATCTTCCGGCGCATCGTCCGGTTGCCGCAGCGCCACACACCACAGATCGTGCCCGCGCAGGTCGTCGTGACGGCGCCCACGTACGTGCCGATGCCGGCCCGGATCCGGTTGCGGGCGGCCCGGCTGCTGAAGCCGCGCAACGCGGCCCCGGTGCCGGGTCAGTCCCAGCCGCCGTCGGTCGAGCGGACCCGGTGGGCGCGGGTCACCCTGCCAACCCGCAAACAGCGGGCCGTGGTGCCGTTGCAGGCCACTCCGCCGCTACCCGGTGCGCACCGGCCGGTTGTCCCGCAGGTCCGCACGGTTCGTCGTACGCGCGCGGTCGTGCCCGCGCAGATCGTCCTCATCGCGCCGCCGTACGTGCCAGCGCGGACGCCGAGGCGGCAACTGGCCGCGTGGATGCGGCGGCGCACCAACTCGGCTGGGTGGCTGGTCAGCATCCAGGGCGTCGGCCGCGAGGCGCCATACATCAGCCAGACGCCGCTGTCGGCGGCCAACACGAATGCCCGGACGGACCGGAGCTCGACGGCGGAGTTCACCTACACCTCGCAGACCAGCCCGGCGACACGAACGGACGGTGATCAGCGGTGAGGGACCTCGGCGACCGGATCAACGTCGAATACCTGGCGGTCGACCCGTTCACCGGCGCCGCGACTGCAGCCACGGTGGACCTGGCCGTCACCGACCCGACCGGCACCGTCACCCACCCGGCCATCACCAACCCGGCTACGGGCGACTATCGGTCCAGCTTCACCGTCGGCATCCTCGGCAAGTGGCGCTGGACATGGACGATCAGCGGCACCATCATCGACGTCGCCTACGGCGAGGAAACGGTGCTCAACCCGGCGCCGCGGTTGTACGCGACGCTAGCCGACCTCAAGCAGATCCGGCCCAGCCCGATCGGCAACACCGACATCGACGCCGCCATGCTGCGGGCGTTGAACGTGGCCTCGCGACGCATCGACCGCATGACCGGCGGCCGGCAGTTCTGGTTGGACAAGACGGCCACGGCGAGGATCTTCCGGCCTGAGGGCAGAGTCGCGCCTGCGCAGTACGGCGAGTGGCTGCTGATCGACGACATCGGCGACCCGACCGGCATGATCGTGGAGGTCGGCAACGGCACCACGTTTACCGCGATCACGAACTACGACACCGGTCCGGAGAATGCGATCGCGTACCAGACGCCGATCACGAAACTGTTCCGACGGCTGATGCCGTGGACCAACTGGGCGATGCAGCCCAACGCGCAGGTCCGCGTCACGGCGTTGTGGGGCTGGCCGATCATCCCGGACGAGGTCGTGCAGGCGACGCTGATCATGGCCAACCGGCTGTATCTGCGCAAGGACTCGCCGGAGGGCGTGCTCGGCAACTCGGAGTGGGGCGTGGTGCGCGTGGGCGCCCGCGACCCAGACGTGTCCGAACTGCTGGGCGACCTATGCCTGCCCGGCGTGGGCTGACATGCAAACGGCCGAACTCGGCCTCTGGCTCATGGATCGCGTCTCGGCGTACGAGCTGCGCTACTCCGAAGATCAACCGAGGGACGACCACGGCAGATTTGGTGAGGGCGATTCGGCCGGAGACTCTGGCGGTAATTTCGACGCAAGAATCGGTGCGGCGGCGTCAGGTAAAGAGGCGGAGAATCTGGCTTACGTGCGCCTCAACGATGAAGACGTTGAGGGCGCCGTCAATGAATACGGGTCAACGGGGGCTAAGCCAGTCAATGAGGATCTACGCAAATATGCGGGTTCGATTCCCGATGACGCGCAGCACGAATATACGCGGACCATCGTGGACGGGATGGATCGTGCCATGGCCGAGCAGGGCGGATTAGAGCGCGATATCTCTGTGGACCGAGGGGTGCCGGACATGTCCACATTCGGCGGAACCGCACCCTCCGAGGGTGACCATTGGACGGATCACGGGTTTGTTTCGACAAGTACAGCCGAGCATGGATACGGAGTGTCGAATGTCCCGGCCGGTGGGGCCGAAATGCGAATCCTCGTGCCGAGTGGGACGCGGGCTATCAGTGGAGACAACTGGGGCTTGGACCACGGCGAGGTCGTCCTCGATCGAGGACTGAGCTTCAGGGCTGTACGAGTTGAGGCCGGTGCGGATGGCGTCACTCGCATTGATGCCGAGGTTGTTTCGTGAGCCGCCAGGCGCGTGTGATGGAGGCTTAACGTGGACATCGCCGCCGTCCGGGCCGCACTCGGCCGGGCGCCCGCCACCGTGCCCGCCGTGCTCGGCAAGCAGATCACCTGCACCGCCTATACGCCGAACTCGGTCACGGTGCCGTGCTTCTTCCCGGCCGAAGTCGAGGTCAAATACCACGACGCGCGGAACACCTTCAACGGCCAGCCCGTCATCGAGGCGATGTGCCGGCTGCTGACGGCGGAGCAGGCCAACGACGTCGGCGGACAGCAGCTGCTCGACGCGTACCTGTCGCACCCGTCGTCAACATCCGTCAAGGCGGCCATCGAGTCGGACCAGACGCTGGGCGGCGCGGCGAAGTTGGTCTTCGTGCACGACATCGACGGCTACCGGCTCTACACCGTCGGCCTGAACGCCTACTACGGCGCCACCTTCCGCGTGCTCGTGATGACCGGTTAGGAGACGTAATGGCCTTCACGCCGCTCGTGCTGACCAGTGTGCGGACCTTCGCCGGCGGCTACGACCTGACCGGGTACTCCAACAAGGTCGAGCTTGGGCTTGACTGCGAGGAGAAGGACGTCACCACGTTCCTTCCCATCTCCGACCCGAATGTGGGCTGGAAGAAGTGCACCGCCGGGCTCGCGTCCGGGACGGTCAAGGCGGCCGGGCTCTGGGACGCCGACCCCACCATCGTCATCGACGACATCGCGTTCCCCACACTGGGCACCATCGTCCCGTTCAGCGTCTACCCGGTCGACGCGGCCGAGGGATCGCTGGGCTACTTCACGCAGACGCTGCAGAAGAACTATCAGTTCTGGGGCGCGGTCGGCGACGTGGCGCCGTGGTCGATCGACGAGGAATCCTCCTGGCCGGTTGTGCGCGGCCAGTCGCTCGAGGCCCCCGGCACCGCCCGGACCACGACCGGCACCGGCACCGCGGTTCAGCTCGGCGCCGTCCCGACCGGCAAGCAGATCTACGCCGCGCTGCACGTGCTCAGCATCGCCGGCACCGCCACGCCCACCATCACGGTCACGGTCGAGTCCAACGTGGACAACACGTTCGGCGCGCCCACGACCCGGATCAGCTACACCGCGGCCACGGTCGTCGGCGGCCAGATCCTGCGTACGGCCGGACCGATCACCGACACGTGGTGGCGCGCGCGGTGGACCATCTCGGGCTCCTCACCCTCGTTCCTGTTCCTCGTCTCAGCCGGCATCTCGATCTAGGAGTTCCAAATGGCCTTCACCCCGATGGTGCTGACGCAGTCGATGCTGCTGCTGAACGCGAGCGACCTCTCCGTGTACACCTCGAAGCTCGAGGTTGTTGTCGAGGTCGACGACAAGGACGTGACTACGTTCGGCTCGCTCGGCTGGAAGGTCTTCCTCGGAGGCCTCAAGTTCGGCCACCTCGCCATCACCTGGAAGAACGACGTGACGGCCGGCGACCTGGACTCGATCCTGTTCCCGCTCTTCGGCACGGTGGTCGCCTTCGAGGCGAGGGCCGCCAACACGGCCCGGTCGACATCCAATCCTGCGTATCTGGGCAACGCGCTCGTTAAGACGCTCATGCCCATCTCGGGAGCGGTGGGGGATGTCAATGAGCAGTCGGTGACTTATCCAACTAGCGGCGCGACCACGCGGGCCACGGCGTGAGTTCCAGCATCGCGGTCACGATCACCTCCGAGGACCTCACCCACCTGGCGAAGATCCTCAGCAAGGAGGAGGACGGCAAGAAGCTCCGCCGGGACCTGGCCAAAAGCCTGCGCGACGCCAGCCTGCAGGCCGTCGCCGAGGCCAAGTCCGCGATCCTCTCCATGGACACCGGTGGCCTGCCGCACGAAGGCCAGTCGCTGCGGCAGGCCATCGCGGAACGCATCACCACTGAGGCCCGGCTGACCGGACGGTCGACCGGGGCGAAGGTGAAGGCCCGGCGGCTCGCGACCGGATTCATTCACGCGCCCAAGCGCACCAACGCGAACAAGTGGCGCCACCCGGTGTACGGCAACCCCGATGTCTGGGTGGACCAGGTCGGCAAGCCGAGATGGTTCGACGACGCGCTGAAGAACTACGGCGAGAAGTGGCGCGAGGCCGTCGTCGAGGCGGTCAACGCCATGGCCGAGCGGATCGCCAGAAGGGCCGAATAGTTGTTTATCACGTATAGGTCCGAGGGCAACGACCCGCAGATTTGGGAGTTCGACCCCAGCCGTGTCCGCGCCAGCCAGGCCGAGATGATCGAGAAGCGTTACGGCCAACCGTGGGACACATTCCTGCGCGACCTCATCAAAGGCTCCATGCTGGCCCGCCGCGTCCTTCTGTGGCATCTGACCCGGCTGCAACACCACACCCTGCGGTACGAGGACACGCCGGACTTCTACTCCTCCGAACTCACGGTCGAGTTCTCGCGGGCCGAACTGGAAGGCATGCGCGCCACGGCCGAGACGTCCAAGGCCCTCACGGAGGAGGAACAGGCGCAGGCGCTGGGTGCGCTCGACGACGAGATCGCCAAGGCGCCGACCGGGGTGGATGAGGGAAAAGCCCTATCGGGGAGCGACTCGCCCGCTACTGGCTAGCGCTGTGCGAGGCCACGCATATCCCCGCCGATGAGTTGGGCGACCGGCTCACCGTCATCCAACTGGAGCAGGCCTGCGAACAGATCGACCGTCTCAACGCCGAGGCTGAGAAGGCGAGGCATCGGTGACGGACACGAGCCTGATCTTCAATATCCTCGCCAAGGATCAGGCCAGCCAAGCGTTCGGGCTGCTGAAGATCAAGGCCACCGAAGCCTTCGACGCGATCGCCGAGCGCGCGTTCGACTTTGCCAAAGAGACGGTCGATGCGTTCGCCCAAGGCGAGCGGTCGCAGCTGCTGCTCGAGGACGCTTTCGCTAAGTTCCCCGGCCTGGCTGACACGAACATCGAGCACCTGCGCAGCCTGAACGAAACCCTTCAGGCGACGGCCAAGTATGACCACAACGCCATCGCCGAGGGCGAAGCGAAGCTGGCCATGTTCAAGTTCACCGGCGCGCAGATCGAGGCCCTGACCCCGCTGATGGAGGACTTCGCCAGCAAGACCGGCATGGGCCTACCGGAGGCGGCAACCACGTTCGGCAAGGCCATGATCGGCCAGGGCCGCGGGCTGAAGCAGGTCGGCATCCAGTTCAAGGACACCGGCACGGCGGCCGGGAACTACGCCGAGCTGTTGCAGGGCCTGACGGACAAGGTGGGCGGGTTCGCCGAGAAGGAAGGCGGCACGGCCCTCGGCAAGACCCAGATCCTCAAGAACGAAATGGACGACCTGAAGGAGAAGATCGGCGGCGCGCTCGTGCCGGTACTGCTCAAGGTCGTCCCGCCGTTGATGCAGATGTTGGAGTACTTCAACAAGAACTCGGCCACGTTGACGAAGGTGCTCGCGATCGTCGGCTCGGTGATCGGCATTATCTGGCTCCTCAACGCCGCGGTCCGCGCCTACACCATCGTCCAGATAGCGCTCAACATCGCCATGTCGCTCAACCCGGTGGGCCTGATCGTCATCGCGATCGTGGCGCTGGTCGCCGGGATCTACCTACTGTGGACCAACAGTTCCGCGTTCCGGGACTTCTTCATCCACATGTGGAGCGACATCTGGGGGTTCCTGAAGGGCATCGGCGAATGGTTCGCCGGGCCGTTCGTGAACTTCTTTGTCAACGCATGGAAGATCGTGGAGCGGACGTTCTCCTGGGACAACATCGTGATGGGCTTCAAGATCGGCATCAACATGCTGATCAGGGCCTGGAACGCGCTCGACTTCGGCATCCACATCCACATCCCTTCAGTGCTGGGTCTGCCCGGCTTCAACTTCGACGTCAACGACGTCATCCCCGACATCCCGTACCTGGATGTTGGCGGCAGCATCCTGCAGACCGGCATTGCCGTGGTCCACAAGGGCGAGACCGTGATCCCCGCTGGCCGTGGTGCGGGCGGCGGACAGGTCACGGTCCGGTTCGACTTCACCGGTGCCGACCAGGAGTTCGCCCGCATGGTCCGCAAGACCGCGCGCGTGTACGGCGGCACCGGGGCCAACTCAGTCCAGATCGCGTTCGGTCAGTAAGAGGAGCCGGCATGTCCTTCACCGTGTGGAACGGCCCTGCCCCGACAACGGCCGGGCAGTTGTCTGTGGCCGTGGCCAACGGCGTGAAGACGATGCTGCAACTGTCAACCCCGGCGGACATGCCGATCCGGCTGGTCGGTTGGGGCTACTCGCTGGACGTGGCCGGCGCCGGTATCGGCGAGGTCGAGCTCCTCGGCGCCGACGTGGCCGCCACGGTGACCGCGCATAGTGCGTCCGGGATCCTGAACGACGACCCGAACGGGCCGTCGACACGGTTGACCCTCGGCGTATCGAACACTGGCTTTACCGCCTCGGCGGAGGGCACCATCGGCGTGTCCCGTGTGTTCGCCGCGCGCAAGGTGCCCATCACCGGTGCCGGGGCGGACCTGAGCTACGACTGGATCTGGCCCTACGGCACCGGACCGGTCATCGCGGTCAGCAAGTTCCTGCGTATCCGGACCACATTCACCTCGACGACCCCGACGATGCTCTGCTACGTCAGGTTCGACCAGCTCTGATGACTCGCCCGGTTGATGTAGCCCGCTGGCTGCCCTGGCTGCCGATCCCAAGCGGATCCGTATCGCCCGCCGACAGCGCGCGGATCCTGCGCACGCCCGGTGCGGCCGGAGCTCCGTGGCTGGACAGTCGTGTCTATCTGGCGCTGGGCGCCGACCTGTCGCAGCCGCCGACATCGTGGTCCTGGGTGGACGTCACGAACTACGTCCGCTTCGCCTCGGGCATCACGCAGACGGTGGGTCGCCCCGACGAGTCCTCGACGGTGCAGACCTCCTCGGGGAGCTTGGTCTTCGACAACACCGACGGCCGGTTCAGCCGCAAGAACCCGCTCGGGCCGTACTACGGGCTGCTGTCCCGCAACACCCCGATCTGGGGAACCATCGACGCCGGGACCGGGGCGAAGACGCGGCTCGCGATGTTCGTCAACGAGTGGCCATCGCGGTGGGACCCGTCCCAGGCTGACGCGACGGTGCCGATCAAATGCGCGGGCATCATGCGGCGACTGGCACAGGGCACAGACCCCGGGTCACCGCTGCGCCGAACCATCCTCGCTGTGACTTCTGGGCCGCGGCTGCTCGCCTACTGGCCGATGGAGGGCGGGTTGGGGAGCGGCCTGCTCAGCGGGACACCGCTGACCACGACCGGCACCGTGAACACCTCCGCAACCGTGAAGCCTGTCGGATCTACCGGCGCGTTCGACTTCACCGCGGGTGGGATCGCACAGGGATCGACGGGCCGCTCGGGCGTGGCGGCGACCACCGTTGAGATCGAGATGGTGGTTGCCTTCTCCGCGCTGCCCAGCGTCGGCGCGCTGCTGCCGGTCATCGCCCGGTTCGAGATGCCCAACGCGGGTTCAAGCATGGTGGCCTGCGGCATCGCACTGGCCGAGATCGGCGACGGGTTCTTTCACTTCGGCTTCTGGCGCCAACTGGCCAACGGATCCACCAACACCGGGTTTGACAGCGGGCCCAACACCACGATCTCGCTGAACACCCCATATCACCTGCTGCTCTCGATGGTGCAGATCGGCGCCGACGTGTGGGCGACGCTGACCCTCAACGGGGCCAATCCGAACACCAGCGTCGTCTCCTCCACCACGCTGGTCACTCCGACGACGTTCACGGCCAACCCGACCACCACCCGACCATCCCCGCCGTCCTCCATGTCGCACGTGGCCGTCTGGTCGCCGGCGCGGGCTGTGACGCCGGCGAACTACTCCGCCGCCGCTGGATGGGTAGGGGAGACGGCGGTCGCGCGCATCGTCCGATCATGCGCTGAGGACGGCGTGCCGCTTGTCTGCACGGGCGCGACGGCGCCCTCACCGGCCATGGGGCCGCAGCCGGTCGGAACGCTGCTGGGCATCACGGCGGACGCCGAGGCGGTCGACCAGGGCGTCCTGTACGAGACCTTGTGGGGTCTGGGCTATCAGACCCTGTTCGAGCGCACCGACGAGCCCGTCGGCATGGCGCTGGACATCGCAACCGGGCAGCTTGCCGCACCGCCCGAACCGGCCGACGACGACCAGAGGTTGCGCAACCGGTGGCGGGCCAACCGGACCAACGGCGGCGAGGTCACCAAGGAGCTGACCACGGGCCAACTCGGCACCGGTCCGGGCGGCCCGGGACTTTACGACGACGCGGTCACGCCCAACGTGCAGGCGGACACCCAACTCGGCGACCAGGCGGGCTGGCGGCTGCACCGGGACACGATCGACGAGGACCGGTATCCCTCGCTGGCGATCGCCCTGCACAACATCCCAACCTTCATCGACACGTGGACGGGACTGCCGTGGGGTGCCCGGGTGACCGTGGCCCACCCGCCCGGCCAGATGGCACCGGACAATATCGACGCCATCATCGAGGGCTACACCGAGACGTGGGACCAGATCTTCTGGACTGCCGATCTCAAGACCGCGCCTTTCGCCACCTACCGCACCGGCACGCTCGCAGCCGACGTCGGCGACGTCTCGGAGTTCCTGCTGATCCTGACCCCGGACACGCTCACCCTCGCCGCCGCCGTCGACACCACCGCCACCTCGTGGTCGGTCAACTCGAGCCCACTGTGGACGACGAACTCGGAGATGTTCCCGCGCCGGATCATGTGGGAGGGCGAGGAGATCCGCCTCACCAACTGCGTCGGTGCTTCAGCGCCGCAGACGTGGACCGTCGTCCGTTCGGTCAACGGAATCGTCAAGGCCCACTCGGCCGGCTCGGCTGGTCGCCTCATCAATCCCGGCGTTCTGAGCCTGGCGTAGGGAGATCTGAGTGGGCGACTGGACCGGCACCGTCCCGAGCTACGCCTCCGGCGACGAGGTTCCCGCGTCGAAGATGCAGATCGAGACGGCCATCGAGGCGGCGGTCACCGGCCTGCCAACGACGTGGACGCCGACGCTGGCGAACCTGACCCAGGGCAACGGGACGATCATCGCGAAGTATCGTCGGGCCGGGAAGTGGGTGGACTTCCGGTTCAAGTTCACCCTCGGCAGCACGAGCGCCGTCGGCACCACCCCACAGTTCACATTGCCGGCGGCGCCCAGCGTGGACTACCTCGCCGCCAATGACGTGATCGGTGGCGGGCAACTGCTGCACACCGGCGTTACGAACAGGCAGGCATCCCCCGTCTTCATCGGTGGGTCGACGCTCCAGATCCAGTTCTGGAACGCAACCCCCGCCACCGCATCGGTCACCGCGACCGTGCCCTGGACCTGGGGCACGGGCGACTACCTGGACTGCTTCGGCACCTACTACACCGACTAGGGGGCCGGGTGACGCTCTACCTCTGGGACGCAAGCGACTATGACTGGGCGCGCGGCCCGATGAACCTGACCGCGGCGAAGGCGGACGGCATCATCGGCTTCACGCACAAGGCGACCGAGGCCACCTGGATCAAGCACGAGCACACCGGCGAGGCGCTGAACCGGGCACGTGACGCCGGCATGGAGTTCATCGGCGCGTACCACGTCGTGCGCTCCACCGACCCGCATGAGCAGGTCGCCTACTACCTCGCATACCTGGACGCTGCGGCGCCGTGGTGGCGGACGTTCCCCGGGTTCTTCCATCAGGTCGACCTCGAGGACTGGCCGTACGACCACGTGACCGCCGCGACGGGTATGCAGTTCGCCGCCGCGTTGAAGGCGGCGCAACCCAAGTTCGTCATCACGTATGCGTCCCGCGGGCAGTACGGCAACACCCTCACCGGGATCGCTACGCCACTGTGGAACGCGAACTACGGAACCAACCCAGTCGCCCACTACCCAGATGCGTACCCGGGCGACGGCAGCGCTCGCTGGGTGCCCTATAGCGGGCAGACGCCAGCGTTCCTGCAGTACGGCTCACAGCTGCGCGTCGGTACCCAGCCCGGCGCGGATTGCTCGGCGTACCGGGGCAGCCTCAACGATCTGCGCGCGCTGATCACGGGTAGCGCACCGGCAGGAAAGGACGACGACATGTTCATGGTTCGCACCAAGGACGGGTCCATCTACTTCGCTCCCGGATTCTCGACTCCGAGCGGGAGAATCGCCGCGTTTCCGTTCGCCGACGAGGCCGTGTACAACGGCTACAAGGCGGCCGGCATCGTCACGGTCCAGTTGCCCGGCGGCCTGGACCCCGCGTTCTATGAGCTGGCTCCGCAGCCGTGGCCGACCGGTGCCGGGTTGACGCCTGAGGAGATCGCCCAGGTGTCCGGCGCCGCACACGACGGCGCGGCTGGCGCGATCGACGGTGCCACGGTCAGCGGGGCGGTCATCAGCACCAAGAAGTCGTAGCGACCCAAGACAACGGGGGAGTGCCGTGGCCAGGCGGGGGACCGGCACCGGCAAGGCAGGCAAGATCTCGATCCTCGACCACGTGCTCGGCCTACTCGCCGAGATGGACCTGCGCTATCAGCAACGTTTCGACGCCCAGACCCGCGCCCTCGATGCCGCGCTGTTGGCCGCCGAGAAGGCCGTACAGACCGCGCTGACCGCGGCCGAGAAGGCGGTCACCAAGGCGGAGGTTGCGGCCGAGAAGCGCTTCGACGCCGTCAACGAGTTCCGCGGCGCGTACCAGGACATCATCGCCCAGCAGATGCCGCGGGTGGAGGCCGAGCAACGCCTCAACGCGTTGGCCGAGAAGATCGACGACTTGAAGGCAATCGCCTCGTCCGCGGCCGGACGGTCGGGCGGGTTCGATACCGGCTGGAAGGTCCTTGTCGCCGCGGTGACGTTGGCGCTAGGGATCTGGTTCGCGTTCCACAAGTAGCACCGGCCTAGACCCCGCCGGTGGACAGCACCAACCCGACGGGAACCTCCGTGACCCTCGATGACTGGCAGGCCGTCGGCATTGTCTGCGGGGCGCTCCTAGCGCTGTTGACCCTCGCGGGCGTCGTCTACCGGAAGGGCGTCCGCCCTATGTGGAGATCGATGAAGCTCGCCGCGCGGCTGCTGGAGCAGTTGGTCGGCGACCCGGATGAGGGCATACCCAGCCTGATGGACCAGCTGGCGGCGCTGCACCAGTCCGACGTGACGCTGGCCCGCAAACTCGACGATCACCTGGAGTGGCACGCCAACCCGGGTGGCCGTCCGGCCAGGCCGACGGTGCCGCGCCCGAACGGGCCGCAGCCGGGACGACGGTAGGAGGCATGAGGTGAAGCACCCCGACGCCGCCGTCGTCAAGCGGACCGACCCGCGCAACCTCGGCCGCCAACTGTGCATGCGACCGGCCAGCGGCGACTGGCAGCACTACACGCGCAAGACGGGCGAGGAGCCATACAAGTACGCCGGGCCGTGTCGAAACTTTGATCACGACGGACATGAGCCGTGGACTCCATGGCCGGATTGCGAGGCTCCTACGTGATCGTCCATCCAGCCGCCAAGGCCATCGTTGCCGGGCTCGTCGTCGGGCTCACCGCCGCACTGGTCGCCGCGCAGACCGCGATCCCCATGTCCACCGCGGCGCACGGCTGGGTCAGCGTCGGACTGGCGTTCCTCGGCGCGATCGGCACACCGATTGCCGTCTACGCGCAGCCCAACGCACCGCAGCCCGCGCTCGTCGCACCACCGAAGGAGTAGCCGTGAAGAGCGACTTCATTTGGGCGAAGTAGCTACCTAAGGAGTGATTCCGATTTTCGCCATCCTCGCCGCGATCGTCTTTGCCGTCGGCCTGTTCGGCGGCCACATCTTCAGCCTCAACCTCGTCTACCTCGGCCTGATGCTGCTGTCGATCCACTTCATCTGGTCGCCCATCGCGCTGCCGTGGGGCCGGCGCGGGGCGTGACTTCCGGGCCACTTCCTGTCGTAAAGGGGAGGTTGCTCGGAGCGAGACCCCGGCCCAGACCCCGCGGGGAACCAATCCGAAGGGAACTCTCATGGAAACGTGGCGTGGCTCCAACAACGTCATACGGCACAGACGGCGCTCGCGCGTTGGCTACGTTCTCGCCGCCCTGGTCCTCTGGACCGGGGCGGTCGTTATCGTTGTGGCTAATTTGGGCGCTGGTAGCCAGAGATTGGCCATCGCCCCGGCGGACATCGTGCTGCCAGCGGGCCTGTCCGGTGACGACCTGCACCAGTGGTGCGTCGATCGCAAGGCGGTCGGGACCGCGGGCCTGTCATCGAACGCTCGCAACTGGCTCAACGGGTGCATCGAGGTGTCGAAGCCGACCCCGAGCCCAAGCCCTTCGCCGACTCCCTCGCCGAGCCCGTCACCGTCACCGAGCCCGTCGCCAACCCCGACGACACCCTCACCAACGCCGACGACGCCGAGCCCAACTCCGACCACGCCGTCACCGAGTCCAACGCCCAGCCCGTCACCCAGCCCAACCCCGACACCGACCGGGCCGCAGCTCAACTGCGTGCAGGTCCCGTCGCAGTGCGGCTACCCAGACGCCAGCAACACCGGAGTTCCGGTTGGCACAACGCTGACCGCGTCCGGCGCGCTGACGATCAGCACCGCCGGGGCGGTCGTCGACGGCCTGGACATCAACGGCTGCGTCACGGTGCAGGCGGCCAACGTGATCATCCGCAACAGCCGGATCCGCTGCGGCGGCGCAGGGTGGGGCATCACCCACCGCGCGAGCGGGCTGGTGATCCAGGACGTGGAGGTCGACTGCCTCAACACCCAAGGCACCGGTGTGGTCGGCAACGGCTTCACCGCCAGGCGGGTGAACGTGCACGGGTGCGAGAACGGGTTCTCGGCTGACGACAACGTGACCGTCGCCGACTCGTACATTCACGACCTGTGGGTCGGGGTGGACGGGCACGTCGACGGCATCCAGGTGAGCTCCGGCTCGACCGGCCTGCTGTTCGACCACAACACGATCCTCAACAAGTACTCGCAGACGTCGGCCATCATCGGCGGCGACAACACCGTCTCGACCGTGTCGAACAACCTCATGGCCGGTGGTGGGTACACCCTCTACTGCTCGCCGAACGACGCCAGCTATCGAGTCACCGGCAACCGGTTCAGCCGGCTGTACTGGCCGAACGGTGGCTACTACGGGCCGTGGGCCAACTGCGACAACATCGGCGTCCGCACCGGCAACACCTGGGATGACAGTGGGGCGGCAGTCACATGAGGCGGCGCAACCTGCCCGAGCGCGTGCACTGCTCCGACGGCGGGTAGCCCCAAACGCAGAACGGCCCGACCTCTACGGAGGTCGGGCCGTTTCGTCGTGCCCTGAACGCAGAAGAGCCCCGCTGCCGGTTAGACAGCGGGGCTCTTCGCGTCACCGTACCGAGCGGCTAACCGGACCGCTAGGCCCGATCAACCTTGGTGTTCATCCCCGCCAGCTTGCTCTCCGTACGTAGCGCCCGCTGGGCCTCGCGGAAGGCGAGGGCCTGCGGCGTTTCGATCGCGTCCACAGCCTTGACCAGTTCAGCAGCACTAGCGGCCGCGTCAGCCACACGCTGAGGCTGGGTCTTCATCGCCCGGATCCTGGCGCCCAACTCCACCATGCCAACCGCCGCGACGGCCATGAGACCGTCAACAGTGGCGGGCCAAATGTGAGCGTTCCCAGCTGACTCACCGTGGGTCGCAACCGCGGCCACCATGTGCCAGTAGGACAACCAGCCGGCGGCACTTGCCACCGCTACGGTGGCGCCGACGCGGGTGATCGCGCCGAGCCGCTGGCCGGTCGGGATACGAGTGAGAAGCTCCAGCGTCAACAGGAGACCCAACGGCGGCCAGCCGGCGATGCCCTTGCTGACCCAGGTCTGTGCGTCAAGCTGGTTGACCGCGATCGAGACGGCCACTCCGAGGAACACGATGACGGCGACGAAGCGCCGTGTGACTCGGTAGTCGTGCAGCTGCGAGTGCTGCACGGCTTTCTTAGTGAACATGTCGGTCTCCCTCCGACAGGCACCCTCGGATGGGGTGCGGGGTGCGAGCGCGCCAGCGAAGGCGACTGGGGAGATTCCTGCTCGCGAAGCTTTGAGGCGCCTGTTCTGCGCGTCTAATTCCCACAGTAGCAAGCCGGCATGCTAAGCGCAAGAGGCACTGACCTGCGGAAAAACATCTCTCTACTAATAGGGGTCCATCGCGAGGACCTTGAGAATGCGGACAAACCCGCACGGGCCGATGCCGGTATCACCGACCGTATACCGTCCATTGTGGAGGATGTAAGGGGCTCGGTA